TTTAAAGCCTTGTTTGGTTCTAACAAAAGTATTCATGCTTTTAACTTTATCAAGTTTAGATATGATAAGTTCTTTTGCAACCACTAATTGCTTTTGTAGTTCAAATACCAGTTCTAAATTCTTTTTGTTTGAAGCAGAGAAGAATTTAAGTCTTTCATCTTTCTTCTGAGCAACCTTTTCTTTACCTGCTGGGCTCTTTCTTTTATCAATCTCTTTAGTATATCTTTGTTCATACCACTTAAGTAGATTGACTACATGTTTCTTTGAATCTTTAATCTTTTCTCCAGCTCTTACATATGTGTTATTGAATGTCTCGAGCTCTTGAGAAAGGCTAGGGTCCTTTTCGATTTGTCTGAGTGTTGAGCCCTGAATCTTTTGGAATATCTTTCCTGCTACAGAAAGGGCTTTAGTAACTTCGTCTGTTTCTTTCTTTGACAATAGAGTACCAGATACATCTTTTAAACCAGCATCATCAAAGAAGATTGAAGGCGATTGTTTAAATGACCCTGTGTCTACCGTATAAGAAGCTTTCATTGATTCAAAATCACTTCCATTATATGTGGTGTGAAAGATAATACCAATCTTAGCTTTATTAATCTTCTTACCTAAATCAGATTTGACTGGCACTGCATACACAATTGTGTTTGGTTGAAAAGTATAATAGTTTTCTCCATCAATTGTTTCAGTATCCACATCATCAGTAAATAGTAAATCTCCCTGTACTACCCCTTTGATTCCTAACTTACTTAGTTCTGATAAAGCAACTTTGAGTTTAGATGCAAGGTCACCAGATGTATCGGCATCTACGTCGGCATTTGTTTTATAGACTTTAGGATTCTTGTTAAAGATTCCTTTCTTGGCCACAAAGAACTTTCCGTCGGTTGGGTCGATACCAGCAAATACTGCCGGAGCACCATCCCATTTAACAGTTACGTCGGTAGTCTTTGAAGATTCGCCGGCTAACATATCTCTCATACCACGAAGAGCAAAGATTGCTTCTCGAGCTCCTTTTACACCACCATATAATACTCGGTCCTCAATGTGAGTCATGTGAGTATTCTTACCTGGTGCCGAAGCTTCGGCTATGTATGATTTAAAGTCTATCATGGCTTTAATACTACTTTCGCTTGTTTAATAATTCCTTTTGGCCCAACTGATTTCTTTAAATATTTAACTAAAGCCTGTACTGCTTTTTTAAACGCACCCCTAAAAGTGAAGTCTCCATCGTCCAAAACCATATTACCCATTGAACGAACTGGAACCTTATAGTCAAAGCTCCATGTGTCATTACCTTTAGGTCTTTGGCCTCCGTGTTTAGATGACCATTTTAATATATCAATATTAAACGGAATAGAGCCAAAGATTTCTTCTAATTCCTTTTCTTGCAAACTCTGACTGTGTTCTTTAAACGTGCTTTGTTCTACCACGTTAAGGTCTTTAAATTTCTTTTGTACTTCTGGGTGCCACTGATATGTTGTATTAAGTTTTCCGGTTACACCCGACTTTGACCTTTGTGTTTTCATTGCAATAGGAATACGCTTGCCGTCTTTAGTTATAGCGTATACAAAAATGTTTCTTCCGGTAATCGCGCCAGTCTTCGAGTTCTTAGTAACTTCTTCTCCATCACCTGGTTTACCAACATCGAAGTGAGTAATAAAATCGTCGGTAGATTCTATATTAAGTGCGGCTTTGATCTGCTCAGCTTCTACTACAGTACCGCCCATATTTAAATTAAACAAACCTGGATATTTTCCTACGCCTTCACCATCTTCACCGTCGACAACTCCAAGATGGAGCTTATCAATTATATTCTTGCCTTCAAGATAGTCTCCTAACCCTTTAGATTCTCCGTTCGGCAATTTAATTTGCGTTTGATTTAGCTTATCGTTAGTTTCTCTTTGTACGTCTAAGCTTCTTTTCTTAATCTTGCCTAAGTTAACCTTAACATCGTTCTGTGCGCCGACTCTTTGAATCAGCTTAATCATATCCGTCGAAGGCTCTTTGGTTTTATTAGGATCAGCCATGTAATCAATAAATGCTTTAAGCTGCTCTTCTTCACTAGCATCGTCTGCAACTGAAAATCTATTCTTAGTCTTAGTTCCTGTAAAGATTGATTTCTTACCACCGACAAATCTAGATGCAACTAAAGGGTCTGCTTTTATCTTTTCAATAGCAGCTGTCATATCTACCTTCTGTAGACCTTGCCCTAGTGGTACTCCAACATCTTTAAGTGCTGCTTCAGCTGAGATCAAAGCCTTCTGACCATCTTCAATAATTGCAATGGCTTTGGCTTTTGTTTCTTCTTTAAGCTTTAAGCCAGAAACAACATCTTTCATTTGGTCCGACTCTTTGTTAGGAGTTGAATTGGCTTGGATATCCGACGTCGAAATTTTATCCGAGTGGAATGTTACAACTCCTCGGCCTTTGTTATCGATTGCAATTGAGGAAGTGTCAGACGGATTCTCTCCACCACCACTCACTCGTATAAATTCTACTAATTGAGCTCTAGGAATCTCTACTCCTTTATTAGTATAAAAAGGACCTGCACTAGCTTTGATTAATTCAACCTGCGCTTCGATTGATTGTGAATGCCCATAGAAATTTCTAATTTTAGCTGGTGGAATGACTTTGCCATCTTCAGCCAGTGCGTCGATCGCTTTAGTCATCTTCTTATGTTTTTGCATACCAGACTTGGCAGTAGACCCCATAAGAGCAAATAGCTTTTTGTCTAAGCCTTCTCGGTCTCCTCTTTTAAAAGTATCGCCACCAGAGTTTTGTTTGCCGAGAGTTGTATCTTTGACTTGATTATATAAAGCTCTTTGAAGTTCATCTTCGGTGATATCTGGCTTAAGCGTAATAATATTAGATGCTTCACCAGTCATAATCTCTTGCATCATTGAACCAGCATTACCAGGGGCTGGCTTAAACCCATCTACTTCGTTATAACCAATATCTAAGCCTTTTTGCTTAATGGCCCCATCAGAAAATTTATCATCTCTGTCAGCTAGCTTACCGCGAGCGGGTGAATTGCTTGGACTGCTAGATTTTTTAGAAGGTTGAGCTTTATCAGGCTTGGTGTCTGATTTAGGTTCTGCTTTATCAATTGGCTCTAATCGCTTCCCGTCATCAGATGCTTTGAAAGATGGTTTATCACCTTTCTTTTTTCCATATACACCGCGGCCAAAATGGACCAATCCCATTTTTTTGGCTTTGTCTGATGCTTCTGATTCGTGTAGCTTAAAAGTTTTAATTGACATGCAGTGTTCCCATAAAAATAAATTGTTAAATCGCTCTAATCTAACAATACTATTTATAAGAATAACTGCTTTAAGTCGGGTCGTTTATAAACTTACCTTTGATATTTTTATCGTCAGCCCATTGATTAAATAGTCCTAGTTCCATACCATACGCTTCGATTTCCCAAGGCAATTCCCAATATTTGTTTGTAGTACGATACCGTTTACCATACCATGTTGAGTATGAAATTGACTCGGTGTGCTCTAATTCTTTTCGAGCAAACTGTTTTACATGTACCAACTCGTGAGCCACGGATAACAGCTTCTTACGAAGTGACATCTGTCGCTCGACTTTGATTTCAAAGGTATTCAAATCTTCAGTGTCGATACAATTAGCCCAGTCGCCGTCTGTGTTTCTAAGATTCGTAACTTGTATGATATCAATCTCAAGGTTCTTCTTTCGAGGCATCATCTTTTGTATACAATAATAGGCGAGAGATTCAATTAGCTCTCGTTCTCGTTTGTTACCATTTGTGTCTATGCTAATCGCCATTAATAAACTATCTCTTTAGTTTTTAGAACATCTTCTTTAGCGGTTGAATTGAAAAACTCATCTACATTGTGAGCCTTATCGTCAATCCAAACATCGTAATGTGGCTTACCAACCTTGACGCTAGAGTATTTGACACCCCATTTATCTAACTGATTCTTAGTCAGCTCATGTTTGGCGTGATAGTTTCCGGTACTCGAACCTCGAGCCGTGTAATAATTGATTGTGTGACCTTCATCGTAGAGCTCGTTGAAGTATTGGATTCGGTCCATGTAAGGTACCGCACGGGTTTCGTCATTGTCGATTCTCCCGTCTTTGTTGAGGTAGAGCTCAAGAGAACAAATTGTTCCGTCGATATCTACCATAAATGTTTTTAAGTTATCTGCCATATATTTACCTTTCTAAAACTATGAAGTGCCCGAAGTAATTATCGAAGACTCCTACTAAATTTTCATAATCACCGGACTTCATTTCTGATGTGATTTTATCCGTGTCTAATCCCAGCTTTTTTCCAAGTCGGATAGCTGTTCCCATAAGAGCAAATGCATTACCATTTGGCCCTGTCAAATCGATAACGATTTCTGTATTTGTATTAATTCTTTTTTCCCTTATCATAGTTATATTATACCATATTCTGGCCAAAATGTCTACCGCTTTCTTAGGTGATAAGTCCTTTGTTACCAACGATTTAGTAAAACGGCGAAAAAAAGTCATAAGTGATACAGCCGCAACAGGTTATGCAGATATCGCTTCGAAGTGGGCTCGAGCCTCTTCTTCGGAGTTCGCCTCATGTCCATCTTCAAAGACATACTGAACGCTATAGTGACTCGAATCGCCTGAACGCAGTGCTTCAGCATTAGGAAATATCCAAGCATGTTTGTAACGCTTTAGTCCTCGACGTAAGTCTTCAGTTCCGCTATGTCGCTCTCTTACGATGGTACCATCTTCGCAAATCGCCAAATATGTTCGTTCTTGCCAAGGTTCCCAAATATCATTGTCCTCTGAAAAATCTTCGATGCTAATAACGGACTCTTCTGAATACTCACTCGAGTACGCAATGGTATTGTTAATTACCCCGCTCGAGGTAGACACCTCAGAGCCATAAACCAAGTAAGTTTCTCCACCCTTGTTCTTCCAATACTGAGGGCATTCCCCAGTTCCGTCCCAATCGTGGGAGCCATAGTTTTCGCGATATTGTGTCTGTACGATTTTTTTTGCCATAATTATTTTACTAGGTGTTGTTCTACCGCACGCAGTTGAACGTCTGCTCGGATAGAGAAATAAGTCTTGTGTTGAAGGTTTACGTAGTAGTCCAGTGCCTGATAACGAACCAGATCGTTACATTCGCCAGTTCGGACGTTTGTGAGTTGGAATATGTTGCCATATCCTTTGTGGTCGATAATGTAGTTTATTACGTTTTCCATAGTTTAAACGGGGATTGAGATTACCAAGCCATAGTAAAACATGGCTCCAAATAGTGCTCCTACCAAGGAGGCGAGTAGTGTTTCTAGTATTATTTTTTTCATAGTTTTCCCTTTCTTTCTACTACTATTATACCATATTTTGGCACTTTTGTACACTAAAACATCCTTGTATAAGTCGTTGGTAGCGAACAGGTTGACAAAAAGTTTTAAAAACTCCGAAAGTTTTTAAAAGTGGTACAGCCGCAAGGACTTACGCACTTTTCATCTTGGAGAAGTTATTAACCTTCTCAAATGTCAGCTTATTCTCGAATTTACCGTCCAAAACATCCGCCTTGTGGGATATAATAAAGGTATTTGTATCGTCATCTAGGGTACCTAGTATCTTCAGTAGATTGTCTACACCATCAGTGTCTAAACTTGAGTCAAAGGTCTCGTCCAATATCAATAGATTGGTGTTGGTCGAGTTCTTCATACGGGCGATCTGTCTCCAGGTAAACATTAGAGATAAATCAATACGAGACTTCTCACCTTCTGAAAAGCTTGAGTATGAAAAATCATCTCTATGTCTAGACCTAATAGTCTCATTGAATGATTCGTCGATGTTAAATAGTACAAAGAAGTCTAGAACCTGTAAGTACTGATTGATTAGCTTGTTAATCACGGGCAGGTATTGCTTAATAACTTTTGACTTGATTCCGCCATCTCTTAGCAGTTCATCTACAGCCTGTGAGTAACTTAGCATCTCAGTAAATTCAGCATGGTCTTTAGAGTGTTGATTCAACATCTCATATAGTTTAGTAAGAGACTTCTCCGCTTCGGAGGTGTCGTTAGTCTTACCAAGTTTATCTTGAAGTGTTTGAACTCTAGATAACAATGTAGCTACCTTACCAGCATTCTCGTTTATCTCTTGACCTACGTTTCTTATTCGAACCAATTCTTTTTGAGTTGTATTGAATAGTTGTTCAGTCTTACCAAGCTCTGATTGTAAAGCCTCTTTACCTTCCGCCAACTTAGAAAGTTTCTGACCAGCTTTTGATAGTGCTTCAGATTTAACTTCGTCAGAAATCTGTTGATTGCAGGTCGGGCATGTAGCATTCTTAGTGAAAAAGATTTCTTCTTTCCTGTATCTTTCTACTTTCGATTGCATTTGGCCTTCAAACTTATTAAGCTCATTCTGCTTGTTTCGTAGTTTAGTAATATCATCTTCTGTTACCTCCGTTATAAGTTGCTCTCTTAATACATCGTTCTGCTCATTCAAAGCTTTGGCTTGGTCATTCAGCTCAGTAATTTCATCTTCTACTTCTTTAGTCTTTGTGTCATCAATCGATTGAAGTTCTTTAATGTGAGATTCTTGAAGTGTTATCTTCTGTCTTTGCAATTCAATCTGAGTATCGCTATATCCAATTTCATTGCGTAACTTAGTAAGCTTCTCTTTTAGAACATGACTCATCTTTGTAAAGATACCAATATCGAGTAAGTCCTCTATCACTTCCCGTCTGTGATGAGAAGGCAATTGCATAAATGGAATAAAGTTAGATGAACCTAGCACCACAATCTGGTGAAATGATTTGTGATTAAGCTTAAGAATATTGTTCTCCAATACTTTTTGGTAATCACGAGCATGTGACTCTTGGTTGTACATCTCACCATTGCGCCATATCTCAAACTTGTTAGGTTTGATTCCTCTTATTACTTTATAGTTGGTAGTACCAATAGTAAACTCGACTGATACTTCAGTCTTCTTTTGGTTAATACTATTAACTAACTGTGGCTTATTGATATTACGATGAGCCTTTCCGAAAAGGGCAAAGGACAAAGCATCTAACATTGTAGATTTACCAGAGCCATTAGCTCCTACTACCAATGTGGTCTTATGACCTGATAGGTATACTTTAGTTGGTTTGTCACCGGCCGAGAGAAAGTTCTTGTACTCGATAGATTCAAATTTAATCATATAGCTTCTATTTCTAGTGCTTCTGTGTGAAGCTCACTTAGAATGTTTTTCAATTTTCTTTTACTTAATTTAGATTCAATAGCATCAACATATGTGTTGAGCAATGTCTGCGTGTCTTCAAGATTGATTTCTTCATCGGCGATAGTCTCTGCTGATAAGTCTCCAAAGTTCTCTACAATCTTTAAGTCCGCTGGGTTAAGAGCTTGTACTCTATCTACATATTTATCAAACTCGTACGCGTTAGTTTTTTCAGATACGATAATCTTTACATACTTACCATGTACATCTGAGTATTCTGACTGTTCGTCATCAGAGTAATATAGCTTGCGGAATAGTGTGTATGGATTCCTTACCGGAGTCATCTCACGAGTTTCAGTATCAAAGACATGAAAGTACTTTGGGTCGTGAGCGTCAGACCAAGTCAGTTCAACTTGAGTGCCAAGATAGGTAACATTACTTTGACTTGACTTTGTGTGATAATGACCAGAGTATACTGAATCAAATCGATTGAAGATTTCAGTACCCATACCATGTGATTTGATACTAGTATTAGCCATAAACTTAAACCCAGCTAATTCAAAGTGACCCATTAGAATTTGAGACTTAGTGTTCTGAATAAAGTCCATGCATTCTTTTTCATTTTCGGGGCATAGCCATGGGACCAAACCAATAGTAGTATCTCCAACTTCTAAGTCAGTCGGCTCCATGTATATTTTAACACAATCAGTATAGTGACCAAGGAGCTCTTTTAAAGAACAAAGGTCGTTAGTATTTTTATAATAAACATCATGGTTACCAGGAACAATAGACATATTGATACCTTTAGACCGAATAACGTCAAGGAACATATGTCGATTTCGTTCAAGAGCTTTAAAATTAACAAATCTTCTATGGTCATAATAATCTCCAAGGTGTAATATTGTATCTATTTTATGTTCTTCTAGATAAGGAAAGAATACCTTTGAGTAAAAGTCTTCCGCATTATCTAAGAACACATCACTGCCGTTCTTGACACCGCAATGAGTATCATTAATTATCGCTATCTTCATTACTTAATCTTACGCTTTTTGCGTGTGCTGAGCCCGTGTTGGTTGGCCCATTCTTTTAGTGATTGGTCTTTAACTTTAACAGTATGAATACGATTTTTTATTCTTTCGACTATGCTGTCTCCCTCAAATCCACCACTTCCTACATCTGCGAAGGCTTCCATGCCAGATTCTTCAATCCATTTCATCTTAATATCCTGTTGTTTCTTCTCCTTAGCTATACGACGCAAGAATGCGAAGTAGGATATTTGCGTAAAGTACGCGAATGCATTGGGTTTACCTGTTCTAGTTGCTGCTTCTATGTTGTAGTTATTAATTGCTTTAATACAATTTTCGACTGCGTCCATTACCATCTCATCACGATATGTGTATCGAACAAAGTTTGGTTTGTGGGATAAGCCTTCTGAAATCTTTAGAAAACATGATCCTATGTATTCAGGTATCCGTGGTTCATCATCTCCGTTTTCAATTGCTGTATTAGTTGCTCTTACATGCTCTACTACCGCTTCAGAAAAATCTCTATTATTTACATAGTGAGGTTTCTGTTTGGGTTTCAATTTTTCATTTTTCATATATATAATATACACTATTTTAAGGCAAATGTAAAACCTTTTTTTAGTTAACTTTCTTAAAAAAAATACACAGTTTATCTTGACACTTACTGCGTGATTTGGTATAATGATTAAATCGAATCAGAAAGGGGACTCATCTTCATCGTCTTCTATCGGTGTATCACTCTTCGGACTCCATTCCATTCTATTCCGCCAAGGAGAAAGGATATCTTCATCTTCAGTATAATCTTTAGGTTCAAGACCATCTATTAATGAATCAATATATTCAGATTTATTATCAAGTTCTTTGTTAAAGAGCTCTGAGACTAAGTCAGATAATCGTTCTTGAATTATACATTTAGAGTAAAACTTTCGTAGTCGTTTATTCGCAGGAGCGTGAGTTATTATTTTATCATTGGGTATAATGACTTCTTCTGAATAACACCCATATAACCACTCCTGCATAAACATCTCTACTTTACCGTCCATTGGTGTTACATCCATTTCCATTGGGTTAGATATCAATGTTTCTTGACCATCGTCTTCGATAAAGGTAGCGATTATTGTAGTTCCGTCTGCTAATTTAATAACATGTATTGGTAATTCTTCAAATTCTTCGCTCATAGTCCTGCCTTTCTACTGTTGTTTTCTTATAAATAGAGTATATAATAATAACTCTACAAAGGTATTTATACAAATGGCAACAGTCTCAAATTTAAACATAGACCAAGGAGCAACCTTTTCTTCAACTATCAACATAGACAATCAAGTATCTGGTCTTTTTCAGTTGAATGACTACCAAGCTCGTGGTAAAATAAGAAAATCGTATCGTTCTCAAACGTATACTGCATTTACATGTACTATCAATGAGAATTCACCCATACAAGATACTATAACGATATCTTTAACTTCAGCACAGACAAAGGCTCTAAAATCTGGCCGCTATGTGTATGATATAGAAATTTATAACTCATCAACATCAGAGGTGATTAGAGTTTTGGAAGGTCAAATAGAAGTATTGCCTTCAGCATCTCAAGCCAATCCTTTAGCAGAAGGCATAGAATTCAGATATACTGAAGAAAATTTCGTACCCCATTATATGTACGACCCAATTACAGGAAATTCTAATTATGTTGGTTCTTATGCTATTCACTCGCAATATATGAATTTAGGATACGTTCATGTGTATCCTATTGGCTCAGATAATACTAATTACAGTTCGGAAACCGCTGAGACTAGCCAAAGCGCTCTTGAACAAGTTTCGGGCTCTACATCTTCAGCATCAGATGATACATCAAATAACTCACCATCAGAGACTCAGACTTCGGATGGTGGTGGAGCAAGTGGTTACGGATACTAGGATAAATTATGGCAGATTTAAAAGCAACGATCAGTTCATCAAATAGTTCTTTGACTGCTGCAATAAATCCATCAGTAGGTTTAGTTCCTGTAGGAGTTACAAAAGACGCGGCGACCCGCAACTCATTAGGAATAAACAATGTGACAAACGAGTCAAAGGCTACGATGTTTACCGATCCTACTTTCACAGGAACTCCTATTGCACCGACAGCAACAGCTGGAACAAATACTACTCAAATAGCTACTACAGAGTTTGTTACTAGCGCGGTTCAAAGTGAAGACACCATCGCCGAAATGAATGATGTTACACTCACTTCATTAGCAGACGGTGAATTGTTAGTTTCGAGTTCAGGCAATTTTATAAATCAAACTTTAGCCGAAGCTGGAATAGATGCAATAACTTTAACTACTGCAGCTCAACCAAATATTACGAGTGTTGGAACATTAACTGCATTAACATCAAGTGGACAACTAAAACTTACGGGCGTATCGGCTTCATCTGGTTTAGAAATTCAACAAGGATTTTTTAATGGTGGAGGTATAAGAATTAAACATGCCGCTTCTGCGGATAACGAATTTGGAATAACATACGAAGGTAACACAGCCTCGGGTGAAGGTGAAAAGAACTTTAACTTAGAATTGAAAAAAGGTGGTTCTGTTTTAAGTACTATGAAATTTAAGCCTGATGGAAATACATTTATTAGTACAGGCAACTTTGGTATTAATAAGACTTCACCGTCTCAAGCATTAGATGTTACAGGAAATATTGCAGCAAGTGGAAGTATAACAGGAGCCACATTAGCTGGTACTCTTTCAACCGCAGCACAAACAAACATTACAAGTGTAGGAACATTAACATCTTTAACCGTAAGCGGAGATGTGAATGTAGCTACTGCTCCAACAGCGGGTAATCATCTTACAAATAAAACTTATGTAGATGCCCAAGTTGCAGCAAAACAAAATGCACTAACTTTTGGCCTAGCTAATACGAATGCGGTTAAAATGGATAATACTTCTGCCGCTCCGTTTGGAGGTGACATTGCCATATTCGCAAGTGCTGGTATTATGCCAAAGACTTTTGCATCCTTAAAAAGTGATTTAGGAGTTAATAATAAAGCACCATTAGCCAATCCAATATTTACTGGTAATCCGCAATCAAATGCGGCACCAACTTCAAACGATCATTTAACAAATAAAACTTATGTAGATACTCAAGTTGCGGGTGTAGTTAATTCTGCTCCAGAAGCATTAAACACTTTAAATGAATTGGCTGCGGCTTTAGGCGATGACGCTAATTTTGCTACTACAACCGCCACGGCGATTGGCCAAAAGCAGGATACCTTAACCTTTGGTATAGCTAATACAAACGCAGTTAAAATGGATAACACGTCTGCCGCTCCAGGTGGAGGTGACCTTGCCATGTTTGCAAGTGCTGGTATTATGCCAAAGACTTTTCAGTCTTTGAAAAGTGATATGGGTATTCCAACACTGCGATCAGACGTAGACCAGAATATAACTGACATCGCTGGAAAGCAGGATACCTTAACCTTTGGTATAGCTAATACGAATGCGGTTAAAATGGATAATACTTCTGCTGCTCCAGGCGGAGGCGACCTGGCCATGTTTGCAAGTACCGGAATTATGCCAAAGACTTTTCAGTCTTTGAAAAGTGATTTAGGAGTTGATAATAAAGCACCAATAAATAATCCATCGTTCACTGGTAATATTGCATCAAGTGGTACCAATCCTAAAATAACATTAACTAATGAACCAGCTACCAATGGAGATTATCTTGAATTAAAAGCAAGTAACGGTGCGGTAAGTTTTATTGCTGGTAACTCCGGCGGCGGAGGAGTAGGCGCGTTTTTAACATCTGGTATAAACGGCACACCAGGTGATGATGTAAGCTTGAATGCTGGCAGCGGCACACTTAGTTTACGTGGAGATGCAGGAATTACAGCTTTTGATAATTTTGCGGTACAAGGAAAATTACACGTAAAAGACACAAGTGCTGGTAACGTTGTTCGCCAAATTCGAATACATAATGATTCAACTACTTCCGGTACTGGTACTGGTATAGCATTTACTAATAGTACATCAGAAACATATGTTAACGCGAGTATAGATTCTATAAGAGCATCTTCTTCAGCCGCAAGTGGAAATTTAGTATTTTCTACTCGACCAGATAATACTGGCGCAGATGGTGCTACTATTGCTAGAATGACTATCAATGATACTGGTGAAGTTGGCATTGGTAAGACCGCTGAAGCTGGCTATGAATTAGATGTTCAAGGCGAGATTAGAGCAAGTGGAGGGGTTTCTGCGGGTGGAAACCTGGCTGCGACCGGGTCCATTAATGGAGCTTCAACTATTGGCTCCAGTCACTATGTATCTGCAAATTTTCCAACTTCATCATCATCAACAACAACTGCTGCTTTTAATTTATCGGGCAATCTGGTTCAAGACGAAAGGGTTATTGTAATAAAAGTTGCTGGTACTCGCGCCCAAGCAATGACTACAACTGCATCTACATTCCTTGAATTAATACCTGCTCCTGGTGCGAATAAAGTACTTGTAATAAGAGAGCTCGAAATATTTATCGATAGAGGCTCATGGACACCAATGAGCGGCGGGCAGCTTAGAGGTTGGGGTAATAATTTGCAATTAGTAGTTGAAACTCCAGCAAATACAGTTTCAGGCTACGGTTCATCCGGTAAGTATAACACTTTCGCTACTTTTCAAAAGAAATTTTTAAACCATACTATTAATGGTGTGTTTGTAGCAGGCGGCGCAGTCGATACTATTATTGTAAGAGATGCTCCCGCTACTCAAACACGAGCTTATCCTAATGTACCATTATTACTTAGACCAGAAGGCGCAAATACCTATGCTAATTTGAATACGTATAGTCAAACGGTAGATGATAATTACTTTTTTAGAATTACGTACAAGATAATGGACATGACTAGTGACTTTGTTGCTAATGGCTCAATCACATAGGTACTGGGTGAGTCTTAAAGTCTAACTCTTCTTTTTCATAGATACCGATTCGTTCTATTCCGTGGCCAAGAGTGTAGTTCTTTCTAGTCTTCCAACTAAAGTCGTCGCATATATCATACACCTTCGCGGGTTGTCCGCTCTCTGACTTTCTTAATGAACGACCAATAGATTGGAGAACTCTTACCTGACTTTTTGTAGGAGCAGCGAATACCATATTGTGAAGATTCTTTATATTGATACCGGTAGAGAATGTACCAAGCGAAGCTACAATAATAGCATCCTTTTCTTTTTCTACTAGTGTTCTGATTTCTTCTCTATCGATAGCTCCGACTTCACCTGACACATAGAATACTTTTCTATCAATCTTGGCCGAATCTCTAATCAATTTAAACAATGGTTTACCGTGTTTCTCTACAAGATTGAATAGAACTAATGTGTTACCCTTTTGAGCTATAGCAAGATTCTTAATAAAGTTATTTCTCTTTTCGTGAGCTACTATATATTGTACTTCTTCTTGGTATGTTTTTTTACCAAAAGCTTTTTTCTCAGCATCTGGATATTGCATATGTAACACATCAATAGACAACGCAGAAAGAGTTTCTGATTCGATTAGTTTCTTTGTAGATGTCACATTAAAGGTAGGACCAAAAGCGCCTTCTAGTACAAGCTTATGAACTTTAGTTCCGTCTAGAGTTCCTGTAGTTCCTATTCTTAACCATGCATTTCTTAGGTGACCCATTATAGTAGTTAATGATTTAGCTTTAAACAAATGAGCTTCATCTCCTACAACCATTTCGTAATCTTCAAACCAATTACGTGGCATCTTAAAGACTGATTGCCAAGTAGTGATTACCACTCTGTGTGGAAATGATTCTTTTTCTTTTCCTGCATATATCTTATGAACTTCATTGGGGTTAAATGTATCGTCATTAGATGAATAGTCTGCAAAGTCTTTCCATAATTGTTCTACAAGAGAAGTCGTTGGTACTACAATTAGTGCATTCTTATTCGATGCTTCAAGATACCAACGAAGTATCATATAAATCATAAGAGATTTACCAGAGCCTGTGGGTGAAACTAAAAGAGAGCGTTTAAACTTTAACGCATGGTTAATTGCTATAGATTGATAATCACGAAGACTGATAGGATTCCCAGCATTAGATAAGCTAAGCTCAGGAATATCACAGCTTTCAATATTTGCTTCTTGTATTTTATTAAGTATTTCATATCCTCTTTGTCCTGCAAATTTCTCTACGTGGTATAGCAAACCACTAGGAAGCGTGTTATTGCGAGTATCATATAATCTTATTTTTCCGTCCCATAACTTATTACGATAAGAAGGTACAAATTTATAACCCGGCACATAAAAAGTAAAGAACTCGCTTAGTTCCATTACGATACCAGAATCATTTGATTTTACAATAATATCAACTTCATCATTTTTGGTTATAACGATGTCACTCATTGTAGTTATTTATACTACCCGCCAGCTGAAAATCTGCGCCAATCAATTACGTTCTTAATCGTGGAATGTCTCCAACGAATCACATTCATTATTTCTTCTAGGGTATCAACTAGTGTTTGTTGGTATTCTATCTTAGCAACCAGCTCTTGAATGTGCGGGTCTGAATCATAGTAATAATCCATATCACCTTTAAGTGGTTTAGTTCCACCTTTATACGGATCGTAGTCCCAACCCTTTGAATCCATATCTTCTTTAGTCATCTTGCCTGTGTAATATAACCACTTGTCTTTCTTAAGTGAAGCAATCTTTAGATTCAATCTCTTAAGTTGTAGTTTAGATACAGTTAATATTTCAAGATACTTTGAATGAAGCTTTGGTGTATCAGTAGAAGATTTATCCAAATCGATATCATCAATCGGAGCATCTTTCTTCCACATTTCTAATATTTGCTCAATAGTCATTTAGTCTTAAAATAGCAGAATGCGACAAACACCGCAACTGCTAGCGCAATTATCATTTCAATATCATTTTCCATAGTATATACTATAACACAATAACTACCACTTGTAAAGGCAATTATCTAATAAACTCGAATCGGTTATATCTAAACGAAACTGTACAAGTGATGTATTCAACCGCAGTATCTTGGGTGGTGAATTGTAATTCTCCTAGACTAGTAGGAAAAGCATCACTGAACTTTACTTGCTTATTAATTGTGTTCTTAGATGTTAGAATAGATAACGTTATATCTTTAAACTTAACTTGGTGGGTGGTTGGACCCGTCTTTGTATTTTCAGTATTATACCCCGCATCAGTCTTAAGCCAATTGTACATTTCAATATAATTCTTTAACTCTTCATCTACGATAAATGTAACTTCAAGAGTTGAGTATTCGATAGTATCACCTGGGAAATATGCATTTTTGTTTTTGTATCCTTGTAATACTTCAGATTGTGTTAATGATGGTACTGTTGCAGTAGTACAAAAGAATTGCAGATTTGCAAACTCCGACGCGTCGATAGTAACTCTAAAGTTACCGGGTCCTAACATATTTAGATTTGATGTTAAATTAGTGCTACTCATAGTTCTATTTATACAAAAAAAGAGACCCCTTTCGGAGTCTCTTTAAAGAATCTTTAGTTATCGTAAAGATTACAGTGCGCTTACTGCGATTGAGCGGAAGTAAGGATTGGTTCCTGTTAATGAACCATCTGTATTCACACCACTTGAGTATGCTAACGCGTATGGATTGGATGTCATTCCATAACGAGTCTTGAATGCGATACGTGGTTGGAAGTCTTCTTCCCCTACAGCTTTGACCATTGTCAAAGGAACGTATGGGCAGTAGAATAATCCTGCATCATATGGAGAAGCTCCACGATATCCAACAACTACTTCTGGGTCTGAACCAGAGCCATCGAAGTATGGGTCAACATAAATCTTGGTGCTACCATTAAGTACACCAGCGAATGTGTTAACTTGAGCATCAACGTTAAGACCATTTTCCTTAACTGCGTCTCCGTAGTTGAGGTAGCCTGAAGCTGCAAGAGCTGAACCAACGTCTGGGCTCACGATAGCAAAGTTACCTTTACCTCTACGTGTAGCAACGCCGATTGCATTTGCTTCTTGCTCGATACGATATACTAGTGATTGGAACTTTTCTTGTCCCCAACGTGCACCTAGATTATCAGTTGTGTCTGAACCTACGAATGCAGCACCTGCGGTAGCTTCTGAGCCAATTCGAGTAATAACTTCTCTATTGATTTCCGCAAGGATTTCAGTAGATAGGATATTAGCCAATTCTGCTTCAGCATCTAAACCGTGGATAGCTTTGAGGTCTTGAGCAAGCTCCATTGTGTAACCAGCTTTAAGAGCACGGCTCTTAGCAGTTACTGTAGCTTTTTGAATCTCAAATCCCATTGCTGACATTTGTGTATCATCTGTAGTGTTACCGACTTTAAGTTCGGCAGCAGCTGTAGTCATACCAGTGCCTGGAGAATCACCAGAGAAAGCTGCATTAGCTTCGTCGAATAGTGCTTCTGTTTGACCTTGAGATGCTACGTTATTGATGCCATACTTGGCAACCATAGAGAAGATAAGACCAGTTGGACCAGACATTGGTTGAACACCTGCAACGTCGTATGCGATCAAAGATGGCATAGCACGACGTACAAGAGCAATCAATACTGGGTCAAAGTTCTGTGCATTCCCTGCATTAGTATCAGCAGCCTCGTTAATGGAGAAAGAAGAATGAGCAGCGCTTTCGCGTAGTGCTTTTTCTTGGTTTTCCAAAAGAACTGAGGTTACTGCTTTACGATATGGGTCTTTGATTGGAGCGCAATCACTGTGCTCTAACAAAGGAGCCCATTTTTTTTGAGCATTTTCTGAATTAAACATTTTAATAATTCCTTTTCTTTATTGTTGTTAATTAGTTTATTGTTATGGGTTAAAAGGCTTCTTTATCTAACTTAGTAAAGGCCTTAACATAGCTTGACATAAGTGGAGAAAGACTATCGTCTTCTTTCACTTCTTCTGTTACAACTACTTCTTTAGTAGTTGCTGAGTTTGATTTTTCAGTTACGGTTTCTTCTACCTTCTTTGATGAAAAGTAAGATTCACGAATAACTTGAACTTTCTCTGTGAATGAATCAGCGCTTTCGAATACGATATCAGCAGTCAATTTCTTGAACTTACCAATTTGAGTATCAGCTAAACCTTCTGATAAATCAGAAACAATCTTATCCTTTTTTAAGGAAATGATTTCTTCAGCTAGTGTACCAATTTCTTCTTCTTTAGCTTCAACAGTTTCAGATAATTCTGCATTCTGTTGTGTTACTTCGTCAAACATATCTGTCTTACCTTCTGGCATTTCGATATAATGATTAACGAATGATTCTTTCAGTGAAGCCATGAATGCTTCAGCAATATCAGTACGAAGAACATTAGTTACTGCAACGTCATTCTTAGCAATCCATTGCTCAGAGACGTATGTTAGATAACTATCAATCTTATCAACTAGACCTTCGTGAAGAGCATTAACTTCTTCATTTACGAAATCTACATAAGATTCTTGGATTTCTTCTATATGACTTGCTACTTTAGATGTAACTGCGGCTTCAAAAATAGTAGCAGCTTTGGTCTTGAATTCTTCAGAAAGAGATTCATCATCAGCACAAAGTGCTTCAACGTCTTCTTTCATTCCACCATAAGTTGCGTTAATCTTTTCTTGAGCTTTAGCTGTAGCAGCTTTGATAACAGTTTGTGAGATTTGATTAACTGCGTCATCAACATCTTGGTCCGGCTCAGCCGCACCGTCAATAGAGTCATCTTCATCTGAGTCACCGTCAACTACTTCTGCTTCTTCCATTTCTTCTTCGTCTTCTTCTCCATCGTCGTCACCAACAACTTCGTCTTCGACTTCGTCTTCCATGTCATCTTCAGCATCATCTGCAGAAACTTCTACATCATCAGCGTCGTCAACGGAGTCTTCATCTGAAGGGTCTTCGTCATCGTCTGTGTGATAAGCTTCTTCTGCTTCATCTTCACCTTCTTCTTCAGCAGGTGCTTCTTCTTCGTCTTCTTCTTCTTTAACTTCGGTACTATCAGATGGGTCTTCGTCAGGTGTTTTACTACCTTCGATTCCGTCATCTTCTTCTTCCTCGGTTACTTCTTCTTCATCAGCTTCGGCATCTTCGCCTTCTTCTGAGTCTTCAGCATCTTGTTCTTCACCCCATACCTTGAATACAGCAGCTTCCAGTGTTGTTTCTGGCTGTTTTTCAGTTTCCTCTGTATTCTCTAGGATTTCGGATTCAGACTCAAGTGACGATATTGTTTCCAATAGCGATTTTTCTGTTTTGTTTTCTTCTTGTGCCATAGTTATTATTTCCTATATTTTAGAGTTTCGAGAGGAAATCCTTAAACACCCGTTCTTGAACTGAAGCCAAATTCTTGGCTGAGGCGTTTGAGATTTCAGTCTCATACTTTTCAAGTTGCTGAGCTCTGAGAATACCATTGTCCCAAATCCACTCCACGCCTTCCATAATGCCATTTACAAAGGCACCTTGGGCTGAAGGGTCTTGGACGATATCCACAGTAGCAAGAAGGTAATCATCATTGACGATTGTTGCTCCTTGCTTATTCTCAACTGTTCCCATACCACGACTAGAGACACCAAGTTTAACTCCACCTTCGATAAGACCTTCAACGATCTTACCCATTGGTGTATTGAGGACTTGTGCCTTTCCAACAACATTATCACCGTCAAACTTTAATTCGGTGATTTTGTGTGAAACTTTATCTAAGTTAATTTGAGGTCCAGCTGGGTGGTCTAATTCGCCAACCGCTCTACCTTTACTAACTTGCTCGTTGACATATTTTTCAACGGCTTTAAAAAGTGTTTCTTTAGGATATATACGACCATTACGATTTTTCTGTTCGGCTTGCATGAATACACCAGTGATGTAAGTTCCTTTCTTGCCGTCCTTATCTTCAGTTATATATTCCAAAGAATCAAAATGTTCTGTGATTAATCTCATTTTATCCTTGTGTGTTTGTTTGATTAAAAATGTTTGCAGCCACCGCAACTTTCTTTACTTCCAGGGCTTCTTTTGTTTTCACCTTCAATACTTCATCAAACGCTTTATTAGCGCTTTCTTTGTCGCCCTTATAAAGAGCTCCTAATATATTTGATATTTGTGCCATAATTTACCTTAATTTAATACATGTATTTATATAGTAAGAGGTTTCAAGACCTCCTATTTAGACTATAAAGGGGTTAATTTATTTCATTTTCTAAAGAACCTTCGGTATTATTACCTAATTCTTGTTCTAAATCGCCTTGTTTTTCCAACTCGGGTTGAGTTCCTGCAATTAAATCGTCAATCGCATCACCGGTCTCACCTTCTGCCTTTTCATCGGCAATTTGTTTATCAATCATTTCTATTTCTTGGTCGTCTTGAGCTAAAATATTCTTTCTTACCCAATCTTTTGAGTAATATCCTTGTTCAACAAGATTTTCAACTTGACTCATCATATCAAATCTATCACGCATGATTTCAAATTCTTTTAACTCAGCAAAGTAATTATCTTTTTGATAGTCAACATAAATGTTTTCAGATATCATTGGCCAATCATCTTCATTAATAATACCCTTAAGTACTAACTGAGTTTTAAGTGCAGATAAGAAAACATGAGAGAATTTTTGTCTAAGTCTGCTTGTAAATTTATGAAACTTAACTTCTTCTCTATTAATCTCTGTAGCTCTTCCAACTTGGAAACCGGACTCGCTATCTAAACGACTCATTGGTACATTAAGAGACTTATAAAGTTTCTTTTGGAAGAATAGAATGTCATCAATCTGTCCAAGGTTTTCTCCACCCGGCAAAGTAGTGATTTCAGTACCTCTACCACCCTCTCTTCGCGGTAAGAAGAAATCTTCAAGCATTGACTTATGGCGTCTATCGTCACGAACTTCTCCGTTATTAGCATCATAAACAATCTTGTTACGATATTGAGACATCATATTTCTTACATATTCTTCCGCTTTACCTTTTGGTAAATTACCTACATCGATATAAAATATACGTCTTTCAGGTGCTCTAGATATACGATAGATAACTAGTGCATCTTCAAGCATTCTCAACTGATTAATAATCTTAATAGACTTATGTAAGTGTGAAAGAACCTTGCTTCGAGATGCATCTGTAATTCCGCTGGTTACATAAATAATTGCTTCTTCAGCTACCTTTATTCCACTAATACTATCAGCAGATGCAGTATTTGCATTAGCCGACAAATCAGTTTCACTATATACGAAATACTCTTCTGCGGTTTCTTCAACTGATACACCAGTAAGTTTATCTACTTGCTTTTTAACTTCACGAACTTTTTTCATGTTGATGGGGTCAACATATCGCAAGTCTTGAATACCCGCTTTAGGGTTTGCAGAATCAACTACAATGTGAAAGTATATCTTTCCGTCGATATACCATTTTCTAAAATAGTCAGCTCCGAACTCTGTAAAATTAAATAGATTATAAACGTTATCAAACTCATTTAATATTTTTCGTTTAACATCAGTTTCATATTCCAAGTCATCTACATTAAGAGATACTAGTGCTCCAACATCTCCGGCTGCTATTGATTCATTAACAATATCGTCAATAGCATTATCGGTTTCTGGCTGCTCTGCGGCTCCACGATATTTTATAATCATATCGCGATCTGAACTACCACCACCAGCACCATCTATATCATAATATTGTCCGTAATATCCGCCTGCTGCTATTGTCGAAACTCCACCATCGTCAATTGGTGGGGCAAATGACTTTATAGTAGACTCAGAAGGCGAATCATCTTCTGCACCTTTGTTGAATCGGCGCTTAATTTCATATCCGAA